AGCATCGTTTAAGTATTTCCAGTCAGTTTTGTAGAAGTCATAAGAACCTCTTCTAAAACCAGAGAAACCTAAGTTAAGTGCCATTTCTTCTGAATTTTCGAATAAACCGAAAGCAGTACCACCAGCGAAACCACCAGAGATAGAAGCTAACATATCGTCAAAATCAAGAGATGTTTGTCTCTGTAAGAATAACATGTTTTCTTCAATAGCTCCTTGAGTATCTAGGTTTTTAAGTATTGCATCAAAGTCATCAAGTCCAGCAGCAGCAGTGAATCCTACTTCTACATTTCCTCTTGCTCTAATAGCAGCAAATAAACCTTGTGTACCTGGTAAGTTAGCAGCGTCATAAGATCCTGCAGCTCCACCAGCGTTTGCGTTTAGTTCACCTTCAACCATTGACATTTCTAGGTAATCTTCAAAACGTAGTCTAGTTTCAGACTCAGCTTTTAAATACCATAAGAATCCAGAAGCTCCATCTTCAGTAGCAACTTCAACCCAACCGATTTGTGCCATATCTGATCCAGTAACTACGTACTGATCTCTAATGATGATTGGTGAGTTAGAAAATTGTGTGAAAGAAGGATCAACAGATACTCTAACAGCAGAGTTTCCTACTCCTGCTCCAATAGTTGTTCCTTTCGTGTAATCAGAACCGTATACAAACATTTTAATTGTTGCGCTAGCAATTGTAATACCTTGCGCAGCAAATGTTGTATTAGCAAAAGGCTGAACTGTAGCAGTTCCAACACCTCCAGCACCAGCAGCTCTAGCTACAACAATACCTTTTGCTTCAGCTCCTGATGCAGGATCTAAAAGTACAACAGTATCATTAATAGATATAACATTGTTAGCAGTTGCTCCGCCTCCAATTGTTACTATTGATTGGTTGTTACCACCAGCGGCAGCTCCAACACTACAGCTATCGTAAGATATATGTAATCTGTTTTGTTCAGACCAAATTACTTGATCAGATGTCATTGGCATTTCAGCGCCAACCATTCTTAAGAAGCCAGATAACGTTCTGTTTCCATAACGCTCTACTTCTTGTTCATAAATTTCTGGTAAATATTGTTGCGCGAAGTTTCCGCCAGCCGCACCATCAAATACTAAGTAGTTTGAAGGACTTGGAGTTTGGATAGGACTTGGAACAATAGCACCAAATTGTGGATTTAAACTCATAATTGTTTAATTTTTAATTGTTAAATTTTCTTGTTTTGATTTTCAATTTTGAAGAATCAGCACCAGAAATAGCTTTAACCTTATAGCCGTTTACAAAAACTTCACCTTGTTGGGTTCTAGCTTTTATTGGTGATAAGTTTTTAGACTTATTCACCACGTCTTTAACTGCGTCGGCTTTTCCTTGCTCATAAAAATGAGTTGCGATTCTATCGACATTATCAGCAGCGTATATAGCTTTGTGATAACCTTTTGTATCAGTAACATTGCCTTCTGTGTCCAGGAACTTCCCGACTAGGTTATTAATGTTTGATTGGTTTTCTGCAACTTTATCTACATCTTTAATATTATACTTAAATCTTTTATCTCCAACATTGATATCGAAACCTTCGAATTCGTTATTAAATAATTCTTTAGTATTTTTTTGAAATACATCGTGTTGTTGCTCAGCTTGTTCTTGCTGTTTGTTGTAGCGATTAAAAAAGTCCATAGCTTTTTGTTGGTCCTGAGTTACGCCGGGTCTCAACTTGATTTCGTCGTAATATTTATTCTTCGTTTCCTCTAAAAAGTTTTTTGCTTTTGCAATCTCTTCTTTTTTAGCGAGTTTTTTCTTTTTGACGTCACGCTCTTCGTCAAGATCTGTATCATATTGGAAGCTATCTTCCATTATAAAATCTATTTCCTCTGAATTTAAATGAGGTTTTGATTTTTTGTAATATTCTTTTAATAAAGTATCTTCATCAACATTAGTATAATCAGCATTTAATCTAGTGTAATCTTCTATAGTTCCACCAGTTTCTTCCATAAAAGATACTAGCTTTTCAATATTTTCAGGCAATTGTTTACCTAAAACTTTTTCATCTCTTATTGCTTCTTTTACTTCTGCTTCTACTTTTTTAACTTCTTCTTCAGTTACTTCTTTGATTGGAGAAAACCCTTCAGCAGTCTCGTTGGACTTTTGTACAGGTTCTCCCACCTCTGCGCTATCTCCGGATGATTTTTCCACAGATACCTCCTTTGTTTCTCCGATTTGAATGGCATCTTCTTTTTGTTTTAAAGCTTCTTTAGGTACTGTAACTTTAATAACATCATCTGGTATTTCTACCAAAGGTTCTTTTAAACTTACTTTTACAATTTCTTGCTCTTTGTTTCCTAGTTGCTTAGGTTTTTTAGACTTTATTTTAAAGTCACCTTCCTGTTTAACAGGTTCGTTTGTTTTGATTTCTGACATAATATAATATAATTAAATAATTAAATAACTCTATAAACCTGGTTGACCAGGTGCTGCATTAGCACTTTCTAACTCAAAATTTATAGGATCGCTATCGTTTTTTCTTTGAGCGATCATTTTGCTTTGTTGCGTACCTTCCATTTTTATACGCTTGTCTTTTCTATTTTCTATTTCTTTTTCTTTTTGACCAGCAGCTTGCATATCCATTTCTTTCAATTGTCTATCAAATTCAAATTGCATTTGCATTTTTTGTTGCTCTAATTGTGAAGCTAACTCCATGCGTTGTATTTCCATTTGATTACTAGCTTGTTCAAATTGAACTTTAGAACCTGATATTGCTTCTTGTTTTTGCACTTCTGACATTGCTATTTTTTCAGCAGCGCTAGCTTGTGCTTCTGCTTGTGCCTCTGCTTGTTCAAGAGCGTTTTCCTGATCTTGCTTACCTTTAGCTTTACGTTTTATTTTAAGCATTTGATTAGCTAACTTAAGGTTTTTAATTTGTCTTAAGTCTATAGCATCTTCTAAATCAATACCACCTTGTTGTAAAGCAACTTGTATGTTTTGTTCTAACTGAGCTTGTTCTTCTTCATCAGGCTCTAGTTCTAAGAATATACCAAAGTCATGTAAGTTTAAATTACTTATTTCTGTTAAAGTATTTACATTGTAGTTTGATATACCATTTACTAATGACTCAGCTGTAAGTGGGAATTCTAAAGCATCAGCTATTTTTAAAGCTATATTTTCTGCTGTTCTTAATGTTATATATAAACTAGCTTGTTTAATATGTCTTGTAGCAACATTAGAAGCATTAGCGGCTAATTTTTGTAAGCCAACTAATGTTTGTTTGTCTGGCGTACTACCATCACGAGCTTCATTAAGTCCGGTTACATCACGTATCATTTGTAAATAGTACTGATAAGTTTGTATTAAACTTTGTATCTTACCTTGACCAGAACTAGAACTTAGCTCTTGAATAGGTATTTTACCTGGATTCATATCGCCGTCTTGTGTAAGTGATCTACCAACAATACTACCAGTTTGAAAATACATGTTAAGTGCTTCTGCTGGATTGTAGTTTGTACCATTACCTAAGTCAACTTCTGCTAAACCGTCCATGTCTAAATAAACACCATCTGGTACCATTTTAGACATTACTTGCTGTAGCTTTAAATGTGTTAGTTGAATCATATCAGCAAAACCTATACATTTGCTAACTAAAGATTCTATTCTACCTTTGTACATACGAGGTGAACATATAGAATAATTCATTTCAACTTTAGTTGTATCAGCTAATGGTCTAGACATGTTTTCAGCTAGCTCCCACTTTAGCATTGTATCAGTGCCTAAAACTTTAGCACCGCTATATAAAACCTCTATAGATCTTGATACTCTTTCGAAGTTATCACTTTCAGGTGGATTAAATGTATCTGGCTTTTCTAAAGCTTTCATCAAACCTTGATCTGTTTGTTTTATTTTAAATACTTGATTAGTATAAGTCTTGTAATCAAAGTATAATATTTGTACAGTGTTTTCATCATAATCACCCCAACCAGTTAAATACTGTCTATTACCTGGCATTTTTTGTATACGCTCAAGTTCTTCTTTACTAATACCTGGAAACTCTTTTTTAAGTT